CCGTTGAGGGCGTTCGTGATCGGGTAGCCCGTGGCCTCCTGGTCGGCGGTCACGACACCGAACACGGCGAAAGTTTTGTACCCGATGCGCGGGTTGTTCGCGTTTATTGCGCCGCTCATTCGATCACCAGTTTTCCGCCGTCGTCGAGCGCCGACTGTAGCCGCTCGAGGAGCCCGCGCACCGCGTCGCCGCTAAAGATCGCCGACGGGTCGAGGCCTTGCACGAAAATCGTCTGCGCGCCGCGCTGGCCGCCGGTCGTGTCAGGCAGCGCGCCGCCGGCGGGAGTGACGGGCGTCGCGCCGAGGTTCGACGGTACAGCGCCGCCGCCGAATTCGCTTTTATTGATGCCCGCTATGTTCGCGGCCGTGGCCGCCGCGGTGATCGCGGTGGCGGCGATCTTGGCGTAGAACGGCAGCGAGTTGTCGGCCCAAACCTGCTGGATCGCGCGGAAGGCGTTGAGGCCCGCCTCGGCTTTGGCCGCGAGCTTGTTCAGTTTGAAGGCCTTCTCGTTGTGCGCCGCGAGTGCCGCGGTAATTTGCGTGAACCCGGCGAACGCATTGTCGACGGTGTCCTTGCGCACGCGGCGTTTCAGTTTCAGCGCGTCCTCGTCCGCGCGCGCGACCTCCTCGCGGTATCGTTGCTGCTCGATCAGCAACGCGTCGACCAGCGCGCGCTCGGCCTCGATTTCCTCCGTGGCGAACTTTTCGCGCTCCTCGAACAGTACCTGCCGCCACTCGGCCTCTTGCTCGAGTTCCATGACGCGGAGCCGCTCGCGCTCCTCGTACACGGCGGTGACGAGGTCCAACTCGGCCTGCGCCGCTTTCTTGGCCTCGTCCTCGTTGTTGATCGGCGACTCGTCGTCGTCGACGGCCGGCGCGGCTTCGAACGCGGCGAGCTCGCGCGACCGGCGCACCTTTTCGGCCAGGAGTTCGTTGATCCGGGTTTGGATCTCCGCTTGCTCCTCGAGGGCCTCGTTCACCTGGAATTGAAGGCTCGGCGAGTTCTCGTTGCCCACGACCCGCATCGTTTCGCGGAGCATGGCCAGGCGTTCGTTTACGTCGTCGATAGCGTGGATGTTCTCGACGAGCGACTCCTGCAGCGCCATGTCCGAGAGGTCGTCGGCCGCGGCCTTCACGCCGAGGAACCGCTCGGCCAGGGCTTGCAGTCGCGGGAGCGCCTCGACGACGCCCTGCACAAGCACGGTGATGGCGTTGGCTGCGGCCTCGATGGCCGGCCCGAACGCCGCCGCGAATTGCAGCGACGCGCCGTCCACCGCGGCCTTCAATTTGTCGATGCTGTCCGAGGCCGCCGTGATGTTCCCGCGCTGGACCTCGTCGAGCGTCAGGCCGAGCGCGCGCGCCTCGTCGCGTTGCTCGCGGATCGCCGCCGAGCCCTGGTTCAGGAGCGGCAGGAGCTTCGCGCCGGATCGGCCGAAAATGTCCTGCGCGAGCCGGGCCTTGTCGGTGGCGTTCTCGAGCCCCGCCATGGCGTCGGCCACGCGCTCGAATTGCTCGTCCAGCGGAAGCTCGCGGAGCTCGGCGCCGGACAGCCCGAGCCGTTCGAACGCCTCGGCCGCGGCCTTGTTGCCCTCGGCCGCCATGCTGGTCGTGCGTGCGAGCTTGGCGAGCGCGGCGTCGAGCGCCTCGCCCTCGACGTTCGCGAACTTCGCCGCGTAGCGCAGCGACGCCAGCGCGTCGACGGTGAGCCCGAGGCCGGCGGCCGCGTCGTCGAGCGCGTCGCCGAGTTCGATGCCGCGGGCCGTGAGGGTCGCGACGCCCGCCGCCGCGGCGAGCATGCCGGCCGCGACGAGCTTGCCGGCGGCCGCGCCGAGCGATCCGAATTTGTCGAGGGTGTCGGCGCTGGCGCCTAGCTTCTGGTCGAACTCCGAGGTGTCGGCGCCGACCCTTGCGACGATGTCACGTTTGCGTGCCATGCTCCGGCGGAGCCTCCCCGATCATTGCCAGCAGGGCCGGATCGTAGCGGAGCCGCACGTGCTCGCGATCCGGTCGGCGGACGTCATACAGCCAGAAGAACTCCTGCGGGCTCATGCTCCAGAACTCCGAGCGCGAGACGCCCCACATATGCGCCACCTGGAACAGGTCGCGGCAGTAGTCGGTCCAGGTCGACTCGTCTACTCCGCCTCGGCGTTTTTTCCGCCGGGCGCCTCCGGCACGGGGTGCTCCGGGCCGGCAGCAACGAACGCCGCCATGTAGTCGACCGCCTTCGGTAGCCACGTCATGACGCCCGAATCGAACACGGCCTGCCCGATTTGCTCGCGCTTGAGTTTCGAGCCGGCGGCGTGTGCGCCGATGTGCAACACGGTGATCACGCCCTGCGACGTCATCGTTTGCTCGCCGCGGTTCGTGCGCAGCGCCGTGCGCAACGGATCGTAGCCGGCCTTCTCGAGCTTCTCGCCGGCCGCGAACGACACGGGCATCTCGAGGACCTCGCCGCAGATTTCGAGAGCTACGGTACGCATTAGGCGGCCGGCGTGAACTCGAGAGCCTCGTCGCTATTGATCGTGGCCGAGAACGAGGTGATGCCGTCCGTTTCGCCCGTGAGCGACACGCCCGACACGACCCAGTTGCCGCGCCACGTGCCGACCAGCGGCGCCTCGAGCGTGTAGTCGACGAGCGCCAACACGTTGCCCGCGGCCGCTACCGCTTTGATGAAATCGCCCTTCGCGATTCCGTCGACGGTCATGCTGATACCCTGGCGCGGCGCCTCCGTGAGGAACGCCTGGAAGCTGTCGTCGTCGTCGCTCGTAATGTCGAGCGCCTCGCCGATCAGGTTCACCGTTTTGGATCGGACGCCGAGGACGTTCTCGTCTCCCGTCGCGTTCGGCAACAGCCGCATTTCGCGGCCGAGAAAAGCCCCATTCGCAGCCATGTGTCACTCCTGAAGTAAGACCCGGTACCCTTCCACCGTCCGACGCGTGGCCCCGTCGACCTCGTCGAAGTTCTCGGACGAATCCCAGAACAATGCGGCGAGAGTGTATCCCGCCACGGTCGGTTTGGCTTGATGTGCGAGCGCGTAGATTTGGTCGGCGATCTCCTTGCCGACCTTACGGCCCGCGTGTTCCTTGCCCGTCCAGACGGTCAACTCGGCGATGCCCTCGGCGCCGCGGCTGTCGTCGGTGTCGACCGGCTCGAGGTTGTCCTCGCCTATCGTCACGTATGGCGAGGCGGTGCGCTGCGGCACGCTGTCGTACACGGGAACCACGGCGGCGGAGTCGCCCCACGTGAGGTTGCCGTCGAGGAGCGTGAACAGCGCCTGCTGTAGTGCGGTTCTCATTTCGCCCCCGTGCGTCGCTTTTCCCACGCGTCGGCCAGGCCGCGGCCGAGCGCCTCGTCGAACGCGCGCGGCACCTTCGGGCGCCAGCGGTTGACGACTGGCTCCTTGAACGGCTGCGCCGTCACCGCACCGCGGAACGCGCCGGCCTTCGTGAACCGGTCCTTCGTGCCGTGCTCCACGATGTTGTGTATGTAGAACGCGCGCGGCGGCGTGCGCTTGGCGACGACGTCGGCGGCGATCTCCCCGCGGCGGAGCCTCGGGCGGTAAGTGGCAATGGCGAGCCGGTAGTGCCGCACGTTGGCGGGGATCGCGGCGCGAATGTCGTCGCGGATTTGCCCGGCCACGTCGACGGCGGCAGAGCGCAGAATCTTTTGCGCTTGGCCTGGCAGCATGACGGCGAGGTTGTTCTTTAGCTGCTCGATGCCGTCTATGCGCATGACGTTGCGCGCTTTGCTCGAGCTGCCACCGCCACGGATGGCGGCGCCGCCGGCAGCACGCGCAAGAATCGGGATCACGTCGGCCGCCCTCGCCTTAGTTGGTGATGCTGTAGGACACGACTTGGCCGGCGTTGCCGTTCGCGAACGTCCACCGCTTCGTGCCCGAGCCATCCCACGAACCGACGTCGCAGTCGAACGTCCCGCCGGTCGAGCGGTTCACGGCGATGTTGCCGTTCGTGAGGATGCGGAAGCACGCGACGCGGTCGACGGTCCCGTTGTTCACGGCGCCGAGGTTGCCGCTATTGATAATTTGCTGCGTGTTCGGGCGCTGCGCGACGGGGATCGGCGTGTTGTCGGTAATGAACAGCGTCGTGTCGCTCGTGCACGAGTTGAACCCCTCGAAAAATCGGAGGAACACGAGGTCGTCAATTTGCCACCACTCAAACTGGGTCGTGTTCGTGACCGTGCACGCGTCGCCCCAACTCGCGGTGGCGGTGCCGCTCGCGAACGTCGGGCCGCTGCCCGCTGGCACGGCCCACGTGCCGTCGCCGCGCCAGAACGTCGTGCCGCTCGCCGAGGTCCCGCTGTTCAAGTTGCCGACCGGTAGGTTGCCGGTCACGTTGCTCGCGAGGTTGACGGGGAAGTTCGCCTCGAGGGCGGTGATGTCGCTTTCCGCCGTGTCGACGCGGCCGTCGAGCGTCACAAGCTCGGCCTCGGCCGTGTCGAGCCGGCCGTCCAGCGTGACGTCGACGCCCTCGAGCGTGAGCACGTCGGCCTCGACAGCGTCGAGGCGCGCGTCCGCGTCCGCGTCGGCGGCTTCGATCAGCGCGTTGTTCGCATTGATTTTCGCCGCCATGCCCGGGAGCGTGTCCGCGTCCGGCGCCGTGAAGTCGAGGTCGGTGAGTTGCGCGTGCGCCGCGGCGTGCACGAGCACGAGCGCGGCGAGCATGGCGAGACGTCGAGTGGTGCCCATGGTTCAGGCCTCCGTTTGGTCTAGGGTGATGCTGGCGTCGTCGAGCGTGATATCCGACCGCGCCAGCGTGAGAGGCTCGGCCGGCGGCGTCGCGTCGTCGGTCTCCGGTTCGAGCTCGCACTCAAGCTCGGTGAACGGCTCGCGCGGCTCGCGCCGTATGAACTTCAAGTCGAACCGGCCGAGCGGCGTGTCGATCACGTCGGCCTCGATAATGTCGAGGCGCGTGCGGATCGTCAGCACGTACGCGGAGCCGGGCGTGATTTGCTGCGCGAAGAACTTCTCCCCGCCGCGCATAGGCCGGATGTTCGCCCAGAGGTCGGTGAGCAGCGGCCAGTCAATCGTGGCGCCGCCCATGCCGTCGGGCGTCTCGGATCGCCGCCGCAGTTGGCAGAGCGTGTCGAGGTCGCGGGCCTGTAGCTTCGTGGCCATGGCCTACGCCATCGCGGGGTCGCGCTGGCGATGTAGCAGCGCGAGCACCGTCGCGTTCAATGGGTCGCCGCCGTCGTACAGCGCGCGGAGCGCCTCGAGCGTGGCCGATTTGATCGGGGCCGGGAGTTCGTCGTGGCTCGAGCCGTCGACCGCGAACGCCGAGAGGTCGCGCTTGACGTAGTCCTCGACGATGCCGGACGCCTGCGCGATCTTGTCCTCGAGGTCCTCGTCGCTCGCGGTGTCGGCGACGCGTAGGTGGCGCTTCGCGGTATCGAGGTCGACGAGCATCATGGCAACACCTCGCGCAAGTCGGCCGACGGGAAACACTTCAAGGCCGAGCCCGGCGTGCAATTTAGCACTGGCGCTCCTCGCCACAAACGGAATTGCGACGCCATCGACTTGAACTTCTTCGGCGTCGAGTTGCGCAGCGGTGCCGGGTGCGCTCCGAAAAAGTGGGAGCCGGCCATGTCGAACCCGCAAAGTAGGATCCGCGACGCGCCGAGAATGCCGGCGACGCGGATGCCCTGGTACCCGGAGTTCGAGCCGGCGGGGAAGCCGGGCTCGTTGCGGAGAAACTCCGTGCCCGGCCACGCCTGGCCGCAGAACTTGCGGCCCTTGAAGTCCTTCACCGCCTCGGCGTGCACCTTCCACCATACCGAGTCGTTGCACACGAGCGCGTCGGCCCATGGCGCGAGGAGGTGCGCGTTGCAAACTGCGATCACGCGGCAGCGGCCGCGGACGTAGTCGGCTATCGCCTGGCTCATGCTCGGCCCCGTGGCGAGTACGGCGAACGTCGTCACGCGGCCAGGCCTCGAGCGCCAGCGGCGACGAGCTCGGCGAGCTCGAGCGCGGGCGGCACGCGGTCGGTGCGGATCGGCCAGTAGGGCGCGTCGGCCGCGACCCACGTGCGCGGGAACGCGTCGAGGTGCGCCGTGGGATAGATCGCCGCGCATGGCGTGCGGAAGTGGTTCGCGAGGATCGTCATTCCGCTGATAACGCCGACGAAAAACCGCGCGTGCTTGAGTATGTCCGCGACTTGCATGAGCGTCGTCGACTGCACGAGGTTCTCGACGTCGAGCCGCCGCGGCGCCTCGCGGATCCAGCGTTCGAAGAACGGCCGGTCCCACTTCGCGCCGATGATCGTGACGCGGCCGACGGCTTTGTTGAGCGCCTCGACGACGTCGTACCAGTAGCCCGTCGGGAGGTGGCTCATCCACGCTCGGTTTATCCCGTCGCTCGAGACGTAGAGCACCGTGCGCGGCCCGCCCGGCACGTGCGTCGTGCGGACCGGGAACGACAGATCCAGCGCGAGGTCCGGGAGCCACTCGGCGAGCGGCCGCCCTTTGTCGACGACGGCGTTCGGCCACAGGATCGGCCAGCCCTGCGGCGTCTTGCCGATGCCCGTCTCGAGCGCCGCGCGGTCGGGCTTGAACGGCCAGAACGCGAGGTGGTCGATAAAGTCGACCATGTCGCGCCACTGCCCGGCCCGGTCGAGGTCGCCGCACGCCTGGACGAGGAGCTTCACTTGCTGGCCCGGGTGCGCGGCCTTGTACGCCTGGAGCTTCGTCAGGACCCAGTACACGTCGCCGACGCCCGGCGGCACGGCTAGGTGGATCACGGGCGGCCGCCCGGCGCTCGAGCGAATGCCACCATCTTGCCGGCCAGCGGCCGATCCGTCGCGAGGAGCACCAGGCCGGCGTCGGTCATAAGGTCGCAGAGGGCGTCGAGCGTGAAGTACCACGGGTGCTCCGCTTTGTAGTGATGGCGGCCGGCCTCGACTGACACGTCGGGCACGTCGACGACGAGGAAACCGCCCGGCGCCAATAGCCGCGAAGCGTGCAGGAGTTCCTCGCGCGGGTCGAGGGTGTGCTCGAGCACGTCGTGGTACGTCACGAGGCCGAACGTTTCGCCGTGGTTGAGCTCCGCGGCGGTGCCGTTGCGGATCGTGCCGCGCTGCATCGCCGGGTCGGGGTCGAGGCCGTGCGCGTCGACGCCGAGCTCGCGGAGGAAATCGACGAACGCGCCGTTGGCTGCCCCCACGTCGAGCGATTTCGAGACGGGCCAGAACCCCTCGCCGAGCACGTAGCCGTAGCGGTGCCACCGAAGTTGCGCCACGTGCTTGTCGTGTTCGTAGCGTTCGCGGTACGGGATGCAGTTCGGGTGCCGATCCACGGCGCGGTGATAGTCGCCGCGGTACTGCGCCTCGTATTCGGCGGCCGTCAGGCTCGTCTCGAGGTGCTCCACGCCGCAGTTACAAACCGCGATCGTGAGGCCGTTGCGCTGGATCGTCGCGAAGGATCGCGAGCCGCAAAGACACTGGTCGATTAGCTGCATAGGCTCCCGCTTTTTAGCCACGTGGAAATTTCGGCGGCCGCCTCGGGCGGCTCAATTCGTCGCGTGATCTTGGCCTGGCCCGCGAAGTCGACGCGCCGCGGCGTCGAGGCGCCGTCGTAGATCGTTACCTGCGGCGTGCCGAGGTAGCCGGCGAGCACCATCAGGCCGTTCTCGATGCCGACGAACGCGCGCGCGCCCGCGAGGAGCGCGACGACGTCCGTGGCATGCGCGCCGAGCACACGATACCGCACGCCCGGGAGGTGCGCGTCGCTCGCCTTGCCGAGTTGCACGAGCGGCACGCCCTCGGCCGCGAGCTTGCGCGCGAGGTGGATGAAGTTGTTGGCGCCCCATTCCTTGCGGTGCCGGTCGCGGCGCTTGCCCTGCGAAACCATGACGACGTAGTCGCCGCGCGTCGGCGACCTCGAGGCGCTCCGAAACGTCGGGTAGACGCCCGGCTCGTACCGGATGCCGAGGCCCGTTTGGTCGTTGAGGTGCGCGACGGTGCTTTCGATGTAGCTGTCGGGCGGGAACTTGCGGTACACGAGCGAGTCGGCCGTCGTGAGCCCGGGCGGCGACGGGATGCCGGCCTGGTAGCGCACGTCGCTTTCGTCGTAAAGCTGGCGAACGATGGGCGGCAGCCCGGCGCGCACGCGCATGGCGCGGAAGTCGACCCAGAGTTTCACGTCGGGCCGCTGGCGTTGAACCATCTTGAGCACGGCGAGGCAGAACAGCCAATCGCCGATCCCGTCCCAAGGGCGGGTCAACGTCAGACTTAGCGGTGCGGGCTCGGCGTGCGCGGATCGGATCGGCGGTCGTTGCGTTAGGCGGTTCGCTTCCAAAAGTTCACCACGAGGTACGGCTGCAGGTTGCTGTGAGCTTCGCCGCCGCCCGTGTTCGTGTTCGTTGCGGTGGCGTTGTTGACCGTCAAACCCGTCGTCGCCGACTGATTCGTGGCGGTCGTGTTCTGGTTCGTCGCCGTGGCGTTTTGATTCACGGCCGTCGCGGCCTGGTTCGTCGCCGTCGTCGAGCCCGTGCCGGGGTTCGCGTTCTCGCCCGCGACGGAGCTCGTGTCGAGCGTGCCGTGCTCGTAAGACTGGGCCGCGCCGCTCGTCGCCGTTTGCGAGAGCACGCTGTGGGTGTGCGCGTCTTGCGTGTGGTTGTGCGAGTTCTGGACGTGCGTGTGCGCGTCTTGCGTGTGCGTATGGGCGTTCTGGGTGTGGTTGTGCCCGCCGTCGGTGACGCCATGGCCGTGCGCGTTTTGCGTGTGCGTGTGCGCCGGGATTTGGGCCTCGGTCAACGTGACCGTCTTGGCGCCGCCCGTGCCCTCGAGCGTGCCGAAGTCCGGGTCGCCCTCGAGGAACCCGACGAGCGTGCGGCCGGCGCCGAGGAATGCCCACGTGCCGCCGCCGAATTTCGTCGCCGGGCTTACCGCGTCGACGGCGATGTAGACCGAGCCGACCGGCCACGCGGCGAGCGCGGACAGCGGATCGCCCGCCGGCCCCTGGATTCCCTGTATGCCCTGGATTCCCTGCGGTCCTTGCGGACCCTCCGGACCCTCGGGGCCTTCCGGCCCGGCCGAGCCAGTCGCGCCGGTCGCGCCCGCGGCACCGTCGTCGCCGGGGTCGCCCTTCACGCCCTGCGGACCCTGCGCGCCGTCGGCCCCGTCCGCGCCGTTCGCGCCGTCGTTCCCGTCGTTGCCGGGGGGGCCTTGAGGTCCCGCGGATCCCGTAGCGCCGGTTGCGCCGGTAGCGCCGGCCGGGCCTTGCGGCCCTTCGTTACCGGTGGCGCCCTGCGGACCGGCCGGCCCTTGCGCGCCGGTAGCGCCGGGCGGGCCGGGCGGGCCTTGCGGTCCCGCGCCGCCGCCACCGCCCGACGCGAGCGCGGCCCATATCGCGCGGAGTTGAACGGCTAGCGATGGGCGTCGCTCGGCGGCCATGGCGCGCTACTTTTTCGGCGCGTCGCGGCCGTGCTTGACCGCGAGGCGCCAGTCGGCCGTTTGGCCCGGGCGGCCCTTGGGCTCGTCTTTCTGCGCGATCCAGAACGACCCGCCGAACGTGACACCGTCGCCGCGCTCGTACGTCTCGCCGTCCTTGAACACGCCGCGGTCGAGCGGGATCCCGACGAGCTTTACCGTGGCCGTGTGCCGGCGTTCACCGTCGGCGAGGACGAGGCGCAGCGTTCGGCCGTCGTCGCCGAATTCGGCGGTGAAGTTCTCGACGTTCAAGCCGTCGCGGCCGTCCTTCGGCTTCTCGATGCGCGCGATTGCGCGCTCGAACACTTCCGCGGCGCGGCGTTCGAAGTCGAGCGCCCACTCCGCGAACGCCTTGGCGAACAGCGGCGCGACCTCGTCGAGCGTCACCGACGTCCCGTCCTTGCCCGGGGCGCCGTCCTTGCCGGCGGCACCGTCGCGGCCGGCGGCGCCAGCTGCGCCGGGCTGCCCGTCGACGCCATCGCGGCCCGCGGCGCCGTCGGCTCCGCGCTCGCCGTCCTTACCGGGTGCGCCGTCCTTGCCGGGCGCGCCATCTTTCCCGGGTGCGCCGTCCTTGCCCGCGGCGCCGTCGACACCGTCACGGCCGGCGGTGCCGGGTGCGCCGTCCTTGCCGTCCTTGCCGTCGGCCGGCACGGGGATCGGATGCGCCTCGAGGTAACGCGCCACTGCAGCACCGACGTCCGCGACGGTGGGGCCCGGGCCTCGTTCGCCCGCCGGCCCGGCCGCGGGCGGGTGCTCGCGGAGGTAGATCGCGACGGCCTCGAGGATCGCCGCGGGTGACGGTGCGGGGCCTGCATCGCCCTTCGCGGGCGGGTGCTCCTCGAGCCACTTCGCGGCGGTCGTGCCGACGAGTTCGCGCAGCTCGGCGGCGAGCGCGTCCTGGTCAAGCTCCGGCAGCGGGTGCTCGGCCATGAAACGCGCGACCGCGGCGGCGATCTCCTCCGGCGACGCGTCCTTGCCCGGCTTACCGTCGGCGGGCTGGCGCAGTTTGCCGAGGAATCGCTCGAGCACGCCCGACGCGTTGCGCTCGAACTCCAGCTGCCACTTCGCGAGGCCGGCCTGCAGGAACGGCTGCAACGCCTCGACGTCGACCGACTTGCCGTCCTTCGGGATCGGCGGCGGGTTCTTCTCGAACCACTGCGCGACGGCGTTCGTGACCGTGGCACCGTCGACCGTGGCGAGCGGCGCCGGCTTGTTCTCGAGCGCCTTGATGGCCTTGCGGAGTTCGCCAGCGACGACGGTGGCGGCCGCGTTCGCGTCGCGGAGCTCGCGCACCTCGGCCTCGACGAGCGCCTTCACTTTCTCGAGGTCGGCGAATCGCTCGACGGCCCACTTTTTGACCTCGTCGGCGACGGCTTTGGCGAGTTGCTTCCAGTTCACGCGGCCTCCCGCAGATACGCAAACACGAACGCCCGGGCGTCCTCCTCGTCGACGCCAGCGTCATCGCCCGCGGGCGCGGGCGGCGGGTCGTCCGGCTTGGCCTCGAACCCCTCGAGCGGCTCGACGATGGCGTTGACTTGCTCGGGCGTGAGCGCCGGGAACGCCGCGGCGATCATGGCGCGCGCCGACTCCAGCGGAATTTCGCCCGATGCCACTTGCGCCACGATGCCGGCGAGTTGCGCGGCGTCGACCTCCGGGTCCTCGATCTCGCGTTGGTCGCGGCGCTCGAGCGCGGCGAGGCTGAAATTCTGCTCTTGCAGGTACAGCGAGTCGCCGCCGGCCTGCGGCGCGAGGTTCTCGACTTTGCGCGCTTCGTTCGGCGCCATGATCGCGGCGCCGATGGCCTTCCCGTGCGCCTCGAACCGCGCAGCGGGATCCATGCGGAGCAACTCCGTCGTGTCGAACACGACCTGCTCGAACGGGTCGGCGACCTCGAGCCCGATATCGAGCCGGCCTTCGATGCCGTCGACGAGCGGGTGCAGGCACTGGTCGAAATACTGCTGGTTGAGCGCGGCGAGGTTGTCGGCTTGCGGCGGCGGACCGAGGCCGAGCTTGTACGGCGGCACGTGGTAAACCGCGCAGATCATTTCGCCTGTGAACTTTAGCTGCTCGATGAGTTGCGAGTCCTTGGCGCTGATGGTCATGGCCTCGTACTTCAAGCCGTCGCCGAGCACGAGGAGGTTGCCGGCGTTGTCGCCGCTGAAATTGTCGTTGAACGATTGCTTCAAACGCTCGGCGGTCTCGTCGGAAATCGGGCCAGGCGCGGTCATGACGCCGCCGGGCTGGCTCATGTTCTGGAAAAAGATGGTCGAGTTCTCCTGCATCGCGATGCCTTGCATGGCCGCCATGCCGCACGCGAACAGCGGAGACACGCCGCAGAGCGGGTGCCAAAGGCAGTTGATGCGGTCGTGCATGATCTCCGACGCGGGCACCGCGACCTGGCGCTCGAGGCCGGCGAGGTTGTCCGCGGCGAGGTCGTAGAACACGTCGCCGGACGGGCTAACGAGCGGCATGACGCGGCCGGGGTCGAGGACGTACATGGCCGTGACGCGGGCCGAGTCGTCGCGCACGAGGAGGACGTACGTATTGCCCCGCAGTAGCAGCGAGAACAGCCACGACTTGATGAAATCGGCCCACGTTTGGAAGTGGTTCGGGCGTCGGAGCACGGGCCGGAACAGCGTGACGACCCAAATCCCGTTGCTAGCCTGGCGCATGACGCGCGCGGGCATCTTGGCAATATCGCCCGCGATCAGCGTGACGCACGCGAACACCGCCCAGTTCGTCGACACGCGGTTCATGTCGATGGTGACGTTCGACTGCCAGGCGCCCGCGAAACTTTCGCGAATGATCGGCCACCATCCGGCCAGGCCCGTGCCGATGTACGAGAGGTACTTTTTCTGCGCGGCGAGGTCCCGCGCCACCTTCCGCACGGCCGCCCGATACGCCCGGCCCGGAAGCCGGGCGGCCGCGGTCACGACTGCGGGGAGCTTCACGACTGGGCCGGCGGATCGCCGACGGACGCGGGCTTGCGCTTGCTGCGCACGCGCTTTTTCTTCGTCGGCGTGGGCGGTGCCGGCGGCTCGAGGTCCTCGGACGTGCGGAGCTCGGGCGGTGCTTCCGAGCTTGCGACGTGGCGCGGAGCTATCACCACCGTTTCTGGCGTGGGGATCCCCGCGTCATGTTTGGCGGTGCGCGATCGATCATCGCCGCGGGCGGCGGTGTCGACGTCGCCGCGTGCTCGAGCGCGTGCCACCTCATCCGGCGTTGGCATGCGCGCGAGCTTGGCCTTCACGAGAATGTCGGCGTCCTTCGGGTCGACGGTTTCGAACAGTTCGTCGAATTGCACGTCGCGCCGGTTGTAGCGGAAGCCTGCGCGCTTGGCGCCGACGAGCGCGACGGATGGACGGGGTTGCAGCACGAGACACCTCCCAGAACGAAAAACGCCGCGCGGCCAATCCTAGCCGCGCGGCGTGGTTTCGGAAAGCGCCTTAGCTCAGTGCGCCTCAGTCGCCCCAGTTGACGGTGTCGAGGCCGGCGACGGCGCTATCGCGTCGGCGCTGCCAGTTCACCGTGCGCTCCGCTCGGAAGCCGACGGAGTTCGTCTGCCAGAGCGAAACGACCGAGGTCGCCGTCGGCGTGGCCGAGGACTGCGTCGGGGCGGTGTCCATTTGCAGCGACGCCTCCTGGCTCATGTCGATGGCGATTTCGCCCTCGTCCGCGAAGTAGATATCGGACGCGTTCACGAGGAACACGTACGCGCCGGCCGAGAGCGTCGGCACGTACTCGGACGTGATCACGGGCAGACCGAAGAACGTGCCGCCGCGCATCGTGATGCCCGGGAACTCGGCATTGCCGAGCGCGTTCACCATGAGCGACAGCGACAGAGCCACGGTCGTCGGCATGATCCACACGCCCGACGTCGGCGGGTTATTCGCCGCGACGAACGCCGCCATGATCGTCTTGACGTCCGCCCGCACGTCGTCGGCCGTGTTGCCCGACGAGTTCGGCGTGGCGACGCCGTTCGTGATCGACGCGGGGCCGCCGGCTTCCGGCGAGCCGTCCGACTGCGCCGGGTTGATGAAGTCCGTATCCATGCGCTCGCGCAGCGCGGCTGCCAGCGAGTCGCGAAGGATCGGATCGGCCGACGGGCTCGAGTCGCGGATCAACTCCATGGTCGCGACCACGATGTTCGCGACCTTGCGCGGCTCGATGGTGTCGCGCTCGAAGTCGAACGACGTGACGGGCTTACCGGCACCGTTGCCGACCCAGTAGCCGCGGCCGCCGCCGGTTTGACCGATCAGCGGGACGCGGAACGGGACGCGGCGCAGCGACGGGATACCGTCCGTGCCGAATCGGCCGAGGATCGTTTGCGGGCGGAGGAACTCGACAAAGTCCGCAAACAGCCCGGTCTCCTCACCGACGAGGCCCTCGGCCCAGTTGCCCGTGGCGCCCGTGCCGGCCAGTACCGGCGCGCGCACGAATTGCATGCGCTGCGAGCGGGCCTCGAGCATGGCCACGACCTCGGGGTCGCGGTCCTGGTACAGCGACTTGGCGATCACGTGCGCGCCGACCGGCTCGCCTTGCTTCGCGGCAATGGCAGCCAGGCCGATGCACTTCACGTACCGCGCGAAGGCGATGCCCTTCTCGCGCTTCGGCGTCACGATCTCCACGTGGGGATCGCGCGCGCGGCTCGCGTCGTCGGCGCGCGGTGCGCGCGGAGCGGCGGAACGCTGGACGGGCTTCGCGCCGGCCAGTTGCTTCTGCATGCGCTCGAGGCGGACGAGGTCCGCGTCGATGCGGTCGATTTCGTCGGAGTGCTCGTCGATGGTCGTCTGCTCGCTATCCTCGAGCGTGCGGCCCTCGTCGTCGGCTTTCGTGGTTAGCGCCTGCATCGCCTTGAGCTTGGCGGCACGGGTCGTCGTCAGAGCGGCAATTTGCTCGGCCAGAGTACGCATGGAACGAACCCCCTATCGGGTGAGTTTTACAGCGCCAGTCGAGGCGCGGTGAATGATCCCGACGTGGGTTTTCGGCTGTAGCAGCCGGATCGCTCCACCGCGGAGTTTTGCGCCTGACGCGGCGCGCCGCTCGCGGTCGATTGACCGAATTTCCGTGATCGACGCGTCAGCGTTCGCGGCGATCGTGACCGGGGAAAGCTCGAGCCATGACCACTTCAAAAAGTGGATGCCGCCCGTTGCTTCCAAAAACGTCCATTCCTTCGCGCGGAACCCAATCGAGAGCCCGCGCACGAGGCCGGACTTCACCGACTGCCACGCCTCCTCGAGGCGGTCCCGGAGCTTGCCGGGCTCCTCGATCTTCGTGAACTTGGCGACGACCTCAATCCCGGAGTTCGTCACCTTGGCCTTCGTCACGTGGCCGACCGGTTCGCGCGAGTTGTGCTGCCAGAGTAGCGGCAGCGGCAGCGAGAACTCGGCGCCCTTCGGTTCGACGATGTCGTCGTAGCTATCGGGGCTCGGCGTCGTGGCTACGCCCTCGATGATTCGCTCGTCGTCGTTCGCGGCCTTCACCGTCAGGACGGAGTAGGCGCGGTGGATCGTGGCGGCGAGCGTCTCGGCGTTCACGGGGCGCGATACTGCACGCGGTTTGAGGCGAGCGTCAATCCCCATGCGCCGCGCGCACCGTTACAGCGGCGGCGAAAACTCCCCGTCGCGGAGGTAGCCGTGGTAGCCCGGCACGTCGATTGACGGCGAGCACGTGATGCGCGGAGCGTGGCCGGTCACGGTCCAGCCCTCACCGTTCGACGCCTTTTGGTCGACGCACCATTCGCGCAACGCGGGCGTCACGACCATGAGCGGCGGCCGCGTGTCGGCCCAGTCGCGCCAGTAGTAAACCGACAGGATCCCGGGCTTGCCGCGGCGCTCCTCCGGATCGGGGGCGGCCGGATCGTAGTACCACGGGCAGAACCACATGGCGCCGGCCCCGAAATACTGCGCGTGGAACAGCGCGGCGACCTCGGGGAGTTTGCACTGTTCCTCCCACGGGAGCGGCTCGAGCTTGGCCTGCAGCGCGTGAAGCGCCGCGAGCCGCGCGTCGTTGCGCTCCGCGTACTCGGCCGGGGGGATCAGGAAGCACCGCGTCACGGCGCGGACGTTCGCACGACTACCGGCGCCGAGCAACACTGCCCGGCCGCCGACCGGCGAGAATTCGGTACCGCTTGCGGCGGGCCTCGGGATTCAGCGCCATGAGGAACGCCGCGTCGAACAGCGCCATCAGCGGGTCAATTTTCGCGGTGCCGCTGGCTTGCTTCGTGATCGTGACCGCGTTGCCGCGGAGCTCCACGCGCGCGTTGCCGACACTCCACGCCATGAGCGGCCGGCCGCCGTGCGCGAACGACCGCTCGGCCAGCCGACGTTCGACGGTTTTCACCGCCGACTGGAGCCGCCAGCCCTGCGGGACGCCGATGATCCGCTTGTCGGCGACGATGGTGCGCTTGTTCGCGGGCGCGCAGATCGCCTCGACGATGTCGCTAATGCCCGCGGCGTCCACGCCGATGTTCTCGAGCAACTCCGAGGCCTCGCATTGCTGGACGATCTCGTTCACCGCGAGGAGGTCGTCGCCGAGCTCGCGCACGATGGTGAGGTCGCCCTGCTTCGCGAAGTCCTCGAGGCGCGACGCCTCGGACTTGCGGCGCTCGAGAACAATCGGGTGGCACCATGCGTGGCCCCAGTGAAGCCAGTTGCCGGTGTCGATTTCGCGGCCGATCACGCCGACGGCGAGCAAGTCGTCGAGGCCTCCACCGTCAATGCCGACGGTGAGGACCTCCGAGCGCCGCACGAGTTCCTCGAGCGTGAGCGTGGCGTCGCCGTTGCGCTCCCAGAAATCGGCGCCGCTCCAGCGGTTGCTTTGCAGCGCCAGCCCAATCTCGACGTTGAGGTGCTTGGCCAGGAATCCGCGCATCGATTCCTCGCCGTCGTTCTGCGCCTTGGCGTACTCGCGCGCGAGGTACTCCTCCGACACCGACGCGCCAAGGTTCGGGTTGGCGATGCGCCAGTTCGCGGGGTCGAGGTGCGCTTTCGCCTGGAGCATGCCGGCGGGGTATTCGTACAGCAACGGCAGGAACCGCGGGTCCTTGATGCGGCCGTCGCGCACGCCGCGCGCGTACTCGAGCTTCTGTTTGAACACTCCCGCCGGCGGGTCGTCCGACTGGGTCGAGAGCCACACGACGAAACCCTCGGGCCGCGACGCGAGCCCGCCCGTGGCCTCGCGCAGCATGTTCTCGGCGTTCGCTTGCTTGCCGAACAGCCAGGCCTCGTCGATCCGAATCCCCGTCGCGTTCTTGCCGCCGACGGTCTCGGCGTCGGCCGCGACGACCTTGAGCGTGGACTGGTTCGTGCGGTGCGTGATCGTGCGGACGTGCTCCTGCACGAGGAACAGCTGCTGCAACTCCTCGTCCTCGCGG